TCAGTATCTTCCTGATACTTACGAAAAAGAATTTGAGCGTTATGGTAATAGAACCATCGCATCATTCTTAAGAATGGTAGGTGCTGAGATGCCTTCTAACTCTGACCAAATCAAATGGGCAGAACAAGGTCGTCTTCACATTAAGTACACACTTTGTACTTCCGCTGCTGCTGCAGCTTCTGCAACAGCAACTTTTACAGTAGCTGACGCAGGTGTTACTTACATTGCAATTAGAGTAAATCAAACTGTAATGATTCAGAACAACTCAACAGGAGTTTTCAACAAAGCAATCGTTACTGCAGTTCCTACAGCAACTACTTTTACAGTAGCTTACTATGAGGCAGGCGGACAAGCATTTGCTGTATCTACAAACTGTACTGTATTTATTTACGGTTCTGAGTTTAAAAAAGGAACTCCCGGAATGGTTGGTTCTTTGGAAGCAGAAGATGATATCTACTCTAACAAGCCTATTATCTTAAAAGATAAATATGCTGTTAATGGTTCTGATATGGCTCAAATTGGATGGGTTGAAGTTACTACTGAGAATGGTGCTACAGGTTACTTGTGGTATTTGAAATCAGAACACGAAACTCGTTTGAGATTTGAAGATTACATCGAGACTGCAATGATTGAAGCAGTTCCGGCTGCTACAGGTTCAGGAGCTTCTACTTATCTTGGTGGTACAGGACAAGGTGGTTCTGAAGGTATCTTCTATGTTGTAAACAACAGAGGAAACGTATGGGGTGGTGGTACACCAACTTCTTTGGCTGATTGGGATACTATCGTTTCTCGTTTGGACAAACAAGGTGCTATCGAAGAAAATGTTGTATTTGTTAACCGTGGATTGAGTTTTGACATCGACAACATGTTAGCTACTCTAAATGGTTTCAATGGAACATCAGCGGGTAATGCTGCATCTTTCGGTTTATTCGACAATGATGTTGACATGGCTTTAAACTTAGGTTTCACAGGATTCCGTAGAGGTTACGATTTCTACAAGTCTGATTGGAAATACTTGAACGACCCAACTATGAGAGGTGGATTAAATTCTGCTGCTGCTACAGCAACAGGGACAATCACAGGTCTTATGGTTCCTGCAGGTTCTACATCTGTATATGACCAAATTATGGGTAAAAACGCAAAACGACCTTTCTTACACGTGAGATACCGTGCATCTGAGGCTGAAGACCGTAGATACAAAACTTGGATTACAGGTTCTGCCGGTGGTGCTCAAACATCTGATTTAGATGCAATGGAGGTTAACTTCTTGTCTGAAAGATGTGTATGTACTTTAGGTGCGAACAACTTTGTATTATTCCGTTTCGGATAATAAATAGTAAATACTACAGAGGGGCATCAATGTCCCTCTGTATATTTTTTAGTAAAAAATTAAATCAAATTAAATTATAATTAAAATGGCAACAACACCTTCAGTAGACAAAGTCTACAAATTAACAGTAGGAACTCCGCTTTCCTATAGTCTAGCATCAAGAAATCACCCGAGATTCCCACTAATGTGGTATGATGAAAAAAAGAATGAAAATCGCGCTCTTAGATATGCAATAAATCAAAAGTCACCTTTCGAGGATGAGCAAGATGGTAATGCTATTATTGAGCCAATTATGTTTGAGGATGGGTTTTTAACCGTTCCAAGAACAAACCCATCACTTCAATCATTTCTGCACTATCATCCGTTAAACGGAAAAGTGTTTATAGAAGTAGATGAAGAAAAAGATGCGTCTGATGAAGTACAGGATTTAGACCTTCAAATTGATGCAATGGTTGAGGCTAGAAAATTGACTCTTGAACAACTAGAGACTCTTACTAGAGTTATGTTTGGGAAAGACCCATCAATAATCTCAACGGCAGAATTAAAACGAGATATTTTAGTGTTTGCTAAACATGACCCAAGTGGATTCTTGGCTACATTGAATGACCCTGAATTGCAATTTCAAGCAAAAATCAGAAGATTCTTTGAAGAAAAGTTATTAGCATTACGCAACAACAATAAAGAGGTGTGGTTTAATACACCTACCAATAAAAAGAAGATGGTTTCTATACCATTTGGTGAAGACCCGAATGATGTGTCGGCACACTTTTTGTCAAGCGATGAGGGTATCGATTCATTAAAAATGTTAGAGGCAAACTTGCCTCAATAATGGGATTGAGGTGTACTTGGTCGGAATTAGCACAGATTTATTTCTGTGCTTTTTTTTTATGTATATTTGTAAAAAAGATTTAAAATGATAAACGAAGTTAGAAATTCAGTTTTATCCGTTCTTAATAAAAATAACTACGGATATATTTCTCCATCAGACTTCAATTTGTACGCTACAAATGCACAAATGGAGATATACGAGGAATACTATAGCAGTTATAATAAAACTATTAACGCAGAAAACTCTCGCGCTTCAGGAACTGATTATGCTGATATTGAAAGCCCTATAGCTGAAACGCTAGAGACTTTTTTAATGACTAATTACTTAAGTCATATAGGAGGGAATATTTTTAATATGCCTACTCTTACTACTGTCGGTAATGATTCTTATTATATTCTTAAGATATTATGTCACACAAAGTTATTGGCAACAGGAACAAATACCGCTACAACAGCGTTTACATTAACGGACTCTGCGGCAACATTTTTAGCAGATGGTATATCAGTTGGTGATATCGTTACAAATTCAACCACAGGTCTTGTTGCTACGGTAGTAAGTATTACTTCTACAACGGTACTTGTTTTATCTTCAAGTATTTTCCTTGTATCATCACAACCCTATACCATATATTCATCGGCATCAAAAGAAGCAGACAAGGTTAGTGTAGGAAAAATAACAATGCTTTCAGCATCACCTCTTACATCTCCTTCTGAGTTTTATCCATCGTATACACTAGAGGGTCAGTACATTAAAATATACCCATCTACAATAGAGGATAAAGGTCAAGTTGAGGCAGTTTACTTTAGGTATCCTAAACCACCGAAATGGACCTACGTTACATTATCAGGTGGGGAGCCATCGTTTGACCAATCACAATCTGACTATCAAGACTTTGAGTTGCCAACTGAGGATGGATATAAATTGGTAACAAAAATACTTGAATATTGTGGTATTCAAATTCGTGAAATGGAAGTTACTCAATTCGGTATGGCTCAACAAGCACACGAGCAACCTACATTTAGTGTTCAACAATAAAATAAAAAGAAATGGCATATATATCACAGTATGAGTATTATGACAATAATGGTAACACACCTCAAGATGCAAATTGGGGGTCTTATCAGTATGTTAGTTTAGACGATGTGGTCAATAATTTTTTATTGATGTACTCAGGAAACCATTCATTAGTAAATAATGAAGAGCGATACAAGATAATCTTTCATGCAAAAAGAGCCATACAAGAGCTAAACTATGATGCCTTTAAGGAAATTAAGGTATTAGAGCTAAGTGTGGCTGATTCGTTAAGATACGTACTTCCATCTGACTATGTGAATTGGGTACGCATATCTTTATATAAAAATGGTTTACTAAGACCGCTGACAGAGAACATACAGATAATGTCTTCTAATGCTTACTTACAAGACCAACAAGGAGATATTTTATTTGACCAAAATGGTAATGTACTTAGACCTCAGTATTCAGATATTGATTACCAAAGAATAACAGGCACTAAAAAAAGCATTTACTTAAACCAAGGCAATCAATTTAATGGTCAATTGGGTTGGTATTTTGAAGGGATGTGGTATTTTAGCTACAGTAGAGGAGCATCTTATGGTTTAAATACAGAGACTGCTAACGCTAACCCTACATTTAAAATAGACAAAAAAGCAGGTGTTATAAACTTTGACTCAAGCATGGCCGGTGAGATATGTATTCTTGAATATATTTCTGATGGTATGGAGGGTGGTGATAATTCATTGATTACGGTTAATAAATTATTTGAACAATATCTTTATGCAGCTATAAAATATGAGATATTAAATTCTAAATTTGGAGTGCAGGAGTATATTGTTGCAAGAGCAAGAAAAGACAGAAGTGCTTTATTAAGAAATGCAAAAATAAGAATTAGTAATATTCACCCGGGACGACTCTTAATGAATATGAGAGGAATGGATAAAGTAATTAAATAGTATGACGAATTTCACGAGAAATTTTATAGCGGGTAGAATGAACAAAATCGTTGACCAACGAGTTCTTCCTGATAACGAGTATGTTGATGCCATGAATATTAGAATGGGGTCTACTGAGAACTCAGAGGTTGGTGTAATTGAGAATACAAAAGGAAACTTGAACTTAACC